GCTTTGGCGTCTGAACACTTTCTAATAAAGATCGCATTACTAAAGATTTCTCTTTGTTTAAAGATGACACTAAATTGTCTAAAGTCTTTTCACGTTGAGTTGATTCTTTGATAATGTTTACTTCACGGTTTTTAGATTCAATTATCTGAACTGCTTTCGCAAGTCTGACTTTTGATTCTGCTAGTTCTTTTTCTTTTCCATTTAATACAGAAACGATCTTACGTGTTTCAGCCTTATCATTTAGATAAGTTGTGCTGAATTCACCTGCGAATGTTTCAAATATCTTACGGCCGAAGTTATTCTCCCTAGCAATTTGAATATCTTCTTTAAGTTGTGATAATTCACCTTTGAGATGAGATGCGACAGATTTACTCAATCTTGCGGCACTTTCAGAGATAAATTTCTCTTTCAATGCTGTTAATTTTGAGCGTCCTTCTGCTACTAACTTGACACGTTGTTCTACCACTGCTTGTCTATCCTGAGCAAATTCTTTGATCTCTTTAGCCAATGCATGAACAATAAACTTCTGAAGTTTATCTTGGTTTTCCAACTGAATCTTGCGGTCTGCACGTAGTTCTTTAATTTCTTCTGCTAACTTAGTTACCATGAAGTTATTAAATTTCTTTGCACTTTCTTTAAGTTTCATTTTCGCTTTTACACGATCTTCGTTAATCGCAGTTTTCTCTTCGTGGAATTCTTTAATTTCCTCACTTAGAGAATCTGTAATCATCTTATCCAGGGCTTCAACCATCACACTTCTGTCATGTTCGTATCGTTGTGCGAATTCATTTCTGAGTTCACCACGAACTTGATCTTTGGCCTCATTTAACTTAGTATTCCAAGTGCTTTCTAGTTCACCTGCAACGTCTTCATTAATAAGTCCTGAATCAATTAATGGTTTGATAGCATCTAACATGCTGTTTTCCCCTCTATTTTAAGTCTATCTTTAAGTCTTTGATTAAACGAGAAATCTCGTCTTTCAAATACCGTTCTACTTTCTTGTTGCCTCTCGCTTCTCTTGCTACTTCTAAAACTTTATGTCCGTGCTTCATATTCATGAGGCCCTCGTATATTGCTTTAGGATAAGCATTAGGAGCACTTGGTTGTGCAACAATATCTACAGTGATTATTTCAAAATCACTTACTTGGCCATCCATATCGTTAACGTTTCCGCTACCTCTACTAGATACTCCAAGTTTTACCCCTGACTCTAACATGGTCTGAACTAACTGACCCATCGGAGTTGGTAAAATCTTTAATTTGCCGTAGCCATTTGGCCCGTCCATCCACATCTTAGTGATCATGTGTGATACACGATCTAAGTTGATTTTTAAGTCATCGGGATGGTCAACTTCACCTAATACAGAATTACCTTCTTGTATTTGTGTGTTGAGGGTGTCTACAGCATTTCCAATCTCAGAGACGGGGTAAACACGTTCGTTTGCGTTTTTTACCCCTCCCTGAATGAAGATGCCCTTCATATAAAGAGTCTTCAGTTCGGAATCACCTTCTTTCACCGATTCGACCATCATTTCTGCTCGGTCGAACGTTAAGTGTTCTTTTAGATACAAAGCCATTGTATCAGTTCCTTAATCTATTACAGACTTAGTGTTTACACCTGAAGCCTGTGCTGTCACGGGCTTAGGAGCGGCACTTTGTGCTTTTGCGTTCTTGCCCGGCTGATTCTGGAAGCTAGAAGAACCATCAACGTCTTTAGCTTTAGGAGCTGGACGTCCTTGTTCTCCTGCATTACCTTTGTCAAAGTCTACTGGATGTGCATCCATTCCTTTTTGACCCGAGTTAGCATCTACTGGGCTTCTAGTTTGTGAACCATCGTCCCCCATTTTTGCTGTAATTTTTTGCAATGTGATTGCTTCTGCAACTAGTTCTTCATCGTCAACATTTACGTCAACGTCTACTTCTTCGCCGTCTGCCATTTCATCTTCGATGTCATGCATATCAGCATCCATTTCGTCATCACGGCCTTTTAATTCGTCTTCGTCAGCCATGATAGCTTCAAACTCGTCAAGTAACATGTCAAGTTTGTCTTCAATTCTTACAACTGCATCTTCTACTTCTTCTGATGAGTTGGCTTCGATACCTAATGTTGCGTCTACTTCGTCATCACCTTCGATGTCAAATACTTCTTCAGAGTCGATGTCGATTTCATCTTCATCATCTTCGGCTATGCCTGATTGCTCTGCTTGAATCTCGTCTGCAAGATCACCAACTTGACCGCCCATGCCTTCTTCAAGGTCATCTGCGTCTTTGATTTCATCTTCCATGATTGATTCATAGATTTCTTTTGATTTCGCAACTACGATATCGTGGAACAGTTCTTTCGCCTGTTCTTCGTCTTCATTAATAATGAGGTCTATTAATTGTTCAAATTTCTTATTTTCCATTTCCATTTTCTCCTGATATAATAAGTTATGGCTTTGTAGAGATATTTATCTCTATCATTAGAAAGTGCTATTTAAGTGCTACTTTTTTACGTTTTTGATTAATTTTGTGTAAAAAGAAGTATTTTTACCGATTTTAGATAGTTGGGCCTGCGCCTTCTTCTGGCTTTGCACCATACTGTTGTCTAACTTTAGTAAGATGTTTTGCCTTTTCATAATTTCTTACATCTATCATTTTACGTAATTTTCTGATTTGACTTAATGTAAGTTTAGTCTTTCTGGAAGTTCTCCATACTGGTTTAGAATTGTCATCTCCGACATCTTGGAACCCGGGTACTTCGGCGTCAAACATTTCAGTTAGTTTCATATTATTATTTATCTTTTATTAAGATACAGGGCCGACTTCACCAGCACCTTCGACAGAGCCTGCGGCTGTTGATGCTTGTCCGCCTACTGGACCTGCAACGTCCATATCTCCGAAGTCATCTAAGTTGTCCATGTCTTCGATTTCATCGTTAGTTTCTACATCAGCATCAAAGTCTCCTGTTGATACTCCGATGTTTCTAAGGTCAGAACCTTCTGGATCTGAATCTTGTGCTTCAGTATTCTCTTCTCCCCACATCTGCTCATTTTTATTGATTTCTTCTTCAGTTAAGCCTAAGAATCTTTCTAACGCAAATCGTTTAGAGATATAAGGGAATGCTTCCATTCCGCTAAATGTAGTTACTCTTGCAGTATCTAGTTCGCTTTGACGATAAGCGGCAAAGTTTTGTGGGGGATTGAAAGTAATATCGAACATTTGTGTGTCAATATTAAATCCTCTCCAACGTAAAAATAGTTTAAATTCTACGTCTAGTTTCTGACAAACATAGTTCTGTAGTCTTTCACAGTACTGATTGAATCTAAACTCTTGTATCATTGCTGTACCAACACGTCCGTCGTTCAGAGGTGTTGTATTGTCATCAGGGCCTGTGGGTAAGTATGAACTAGGTACACGTAGTCCTCTTGCTAGTCTGTTATTAAAGTACTTAAGATCGTCAATCTCACCTAAGTTCTGTCCACCTGGTAGAACTTCGATAGATGATCCTCTACCTTCTGCTGTAACTGGGAAGAAGTAATCTTCATTCATTGATAATGGATTGTATGTAGCATCAACTACAGATTGTCCACCATGAATACTTGGAATACGTCTTTGATGTATCTCGTTTTTAATTCTGTCTACGAATGCCATTGCTAAGTGACTAGGCATGTTACCAACGTCAATCTTAAACATTCTACGTTCTGGTGCACGTTGTACACGATAGATTAAGATAGCATCTTCTAATAGTTCTTTCTGTTTATATACTTTAAAGATGTTCTCTAAGATTGATTGTCCGAAAGGCCAGAAACGATCTAAGCCTTCTGTTAGTGACAAATGAACAACATGATTAGAATCGATTGCTGATTCTGCTTGTCCTAATGTAAATCTACTACCTGATGTGTTGTAAGGCATAGATGGGACTGTATATCCACCTCCACCTGCTCCACCACCGCCACCAGTACCACCTAATCCTGTTGTTGGATTAGCGGCAAAATCTGTGTTTGTTTTCTGTGCAACTGTTAAGTTCTGTAAGTTAATGTTTAAGTCTTTAATAACATACTGTTCAGGAAGTTTACCTTCACTCTCGTTAACAATAACTTTAATGACTTTAACCATGTCAACCCAGTAGAGTTTAAAGTTCTCTGGATCTCTTACAAAGATTTGATCTCCGTACTTGATGACATTTCTGAACATCTTAAACATACGAGTATCAAATTCATTTAACTTACACCATTGTTGTAACTGCTTAGATAGTAAGTCCATTTCATGCGGAGTAGGATCTTCTCTAAATTCAAAGTTAAATGGTGTCTTGTTGTGATCGTTCTTTTGTGTGCTAAATTCTGCAATGATATCTAAACATGCATTAATCTCAGCATCAACATCCATCATCTCATACTGATTGTATCTTTCTATTCTGTTTGGATGCCCTGTATAAACTTCAGGGAGTCTACTCATATAATTTTTGTAGCCGAAGTCAGTGTTTGAATAACCTCCATCCGATGCGTTATCTTTACCGTTCCAACTTCCAGAGTTACTATTGCCTCCAGATATAGGACTAGATACTCCGCTTCGATTTAAAAATGACTTTTTATATGACATATGATTATAGGCTCTCTTATACTATGTATTTAGTTAAACAGATGAGTATGTAGCAATTTTTAATTGAGAATCGGCAGAGTCGCTGGATGTAGACTTGATATCTCCTAACAGCTTCGACTGTTGTCCTAGCATGGCTAGAGACTGTTTTTCATATTCAGACATCTCTGCGGGCTCAGTTTTGTTTTGGGCTAATTGCTTTTGTTTAAACTCCTCTACAGATAGTCCTTCTTCAGCATCAAGTTCCGGCTCAATATCAACTTTAGGATTATTTGGAAGGCCAAATTGCTCCATGGCCATTCTTTTAGTTTTAGTTTCTTCGATACTTGCAAGGTATTGCTTAGCCTGCCCCATTACACTTTCACTAGCATCTTTGCCTTTGTACTGACCAGTGTCTAAGACTTCTTGGTATTGACCTTCTTTTGCCAGCAACTGATCCTCGGCCGAGGTGTTCATTTCCGCCATTCTCTCAGCACGAATTTTTTCATTCTGAGCAATCTCTGCTTTACCTTCGTCTGAATCGACATAAGCAACGAATTCCTTTGTCGCTTCATTCATTGGCTTTGTTTCAGCAGTTACTTTGTCTTTAATTACAGGTGATTCAATAAGAGCCGCTACTTTAGTAGAAGAAACTTTAACTTCTTCTAAAAGGCTATCTACGTTTTGGTTTTGGTCAGTAACAATAACGCCGTCTGGGCCGACTGTACCTGTACCTGTACCCGATGCAGATCCTGTCATTTCTTCAACTACTTTTGATGAGGCATCCAATGCGGCTAGATTTTGATCAGCCAATTCTTGTTCTTTGACTGCTACTTCATCATAGTGGGCCCATAGTTCTGCCATTGACATCTCAGCAAAACTTTGTTCTTTGTCTTCGTCTTTCTTTTCGCTTTTGCTTTTCTTGTCATCTTCTGCGGCTACAAGTTTTTTCAACTCTGTTTGCACTAATGCAGTATCTTTTGCACTCAGGTCTGAATCTGCTAGAATTCCCTCTAGCATTGCTTCAGTTAATGTTCCGCTGTCTCTCATTTCTTTTAATACGTCAAGGTCAAGTTCGCTGTCTCCGATCCAATCTTTATCATACAACCCAGATTCTACTGCAACCGACAAACCTGCTTCTGTGGCTGCCAGTTGTTTTTCTGCCGCTTCTTTAGCATCTGTTTGGGCTTGTATTGCCTGGTCATAGTTTTTCTGCCACTCTGCCTTTTCATCTTCACTCATCAGGAAGATTTCTTCATCAGATGCCTCAAAAGCCTTTTGTTCGTCTGCCGAAAGTGCGACACCGGCCATTTCACCTGCCGCTGATCCAAGAATAGCACCTAATCCCCCGCCAATTAATCCACCGATAGCAGTACCTATACCCGGTAAAATAAATGTACCAATTGTAGCACCTAATGATGCTCCGCCAGCCGCGCCCAAGGCTCCGCCAGCTCCTTTTGTGCCTCCTACTAAA